CACCTTCATCACTAATATGGTCAAACTCAAAATCTGTTAGTCCTCTACCTTTTTCATTAGTTTTAGATTTCAACATTTTTTGAATTTGTGTTGATCTTTTCCTTAAAGCATTATCTGTTGCTCTTGCAATCTTACGAATATCTTTTTTAGTTCCATTAAATACTTCATCAAGTTCAACTTCTTCCATAAGGTAAGCATCAACTCCAGCTGTACTTTTAAGTCTTTTCATCTGTGCAAACTTTTTTGCAGCATCATATGAAGTTTTTGCTTTAATGACCTCTTTACCTTTTGTAGCATGAACTACTGTGTATGTTCTTTCCTCATCAAGTTTACCACCAACTGCGGCCTTAATTGCTTCCTCAAGACTACCTGTTTTTGTATCAAAATATGCCATCTTTATTTCCCCTTTATAGCATTGAGTAAGCCTTTATATGACTTAGCGATTGTTGTTTGAAACTTCATTTTATCTTGAGGTTTCATTTTACTGTGTACATCTAATATTTTCTGTGCGATTGCAGCTGGAACTTTTTGTTTTCCACTTGCAAATTCTACATCTTTCTTTCCATTCATATCAACAGACTTTTTAAGTTGCAGAATAATATTCTTTGAAGCTAGTGCTACATCTTTTGATGATGCATCGTCATCAACATCAGCAGGATCAATGAGTTCATTGATTGGTACTTCAATACCTTGAGTTCCTAAAATTCTTGAAATACCACTTGCATAAGATTTCATAGTATCAAATTCAGTTCCTTCTTTATACATGTTAAGTTCATATCTTTTATTATCAAGATTAGCAACTTGAACTTGGATTGCTTTCTTGCCATCTGTTCCAACTAAACGATAAGAGTTTGTCTTACCAGAAGATGGTTTTTTAGGGCCAGATGCAACTTCCCTATCAATTTCTTTAGGGTCAACAGTGATACCAAACTTTTTCTTTGCAAAGGCATATGAGTGTTGCATTGCATCAGAGAATGATTTGTGATATAGTTCGTAACCAGTAGAAGACTTAGCTTCGTCAAGTTCGACTTCTTCACTCATTAATGAATCGTGATTCTTAATTGCATATTCCTCAGCATCTTTTCTGTCTTTAAATAGTTTTACTTCATTACCTTTTGTATCAAACACACAGAACATATCTGGGTTCTTTTTACTCTTAGCAACATGATCTCTTGGATTCATAGTATCAGGTTCAACTTCTTCTTTCTTAAATGGTTTTTTATCATGACCCATCAACTTATCATGGTTTTTAAGAGAATATTCTCTAGCATCATCTTCATCTTTAAATAGTTTTACTTCTTCGCCATTTGTATCAAACACAGCGAACATGTCTTTATTCTTTTTACTCTTGCCAACGTGTCGACTTGTAGGCACTAACTCATCAAGTTTAACAGATTCTACTTTCGCATCAAGGTAGTCTGCCATACCGTCTAGTTTATCAACTGCGACTGCGACTTTGTTTGTCCACCATGAGGGAAGCGAATCTTCTGGACTCAACTTAGAAAGTTCACCAGACATCTTTGTAAGAGCAGACATAGCAACCTTAACATTAGTTATTGCAGAAGCAACATCTGTATGACCGCTTTCCTCAATCTCAGTTTCTTCGTCTTTATTTTTAGATTTATTTTTCTTAGAGATTGCAATTGCAGCCTGTTGTTCAGGAGATACTGCTTCGTTGACACCTTCTTGTAAAGGAGCCCACGATGTTGTTTGTGGTTTTAACTTACTGGAATCAAACGATCTCGCTTGTTCCAATAACTCTGACATTCTAACTGTGCTCATATTCCTATCCCTTCATTAAATCGGTTACAGATTTGCCAGACCAAAACTTGCAAGACCAATATCCTGCTGTAGTTTTATCTTTTTTCTGATCGCAATTGTGTCTAGCTCTGAATGCTTTTCTTCTTTCTGGGTCATCTCGTTTGATTTCCATATTTGGATCACCAAATTCTACCTTGACCACATTTCCTTTATCATTTTTAACATAGACTTTGTATTTCTTAACATCACCTTTTGTGGGATTATTAAGTTCTTTACCACTATTCTTGTCGGTTTCTGTTATTTCACCCCAACTATTTAGGGATTCTGATTGGTTGACTTTAAAACTTGCGGCTAGTTCTTTCGGTAATTTCTTCTGAACAACTAATTTGTTAATATATGCAACTAAAGCTCTTGCATCTATCTTTGTTTTAAACTGTTTAACCGCAGTTGCAGCAGCATTACTGTGAGTTTTTTGTGGATTATCCCTTACTAACTCTGCATATCTTTTAACAACTGCGTCATATTCTTGTGGATGAGAGATTTTGTAAATTGCATCAAATACCATCTTACCTAAAGTTTTTTCTGATATTTCTGTTTCCTCTGGAACACAGTTTGGTACTTGTTTGCCACCTTTTGTTTTCATACCAACTTGTTTAAAACCATCCCAACAAGGATTTTCTTCGGTGACACAATCATCACAGCATATTTCTACTGATTCTCCACGAACTTGTTTTGCAAGGTCAGCATCTGCTTTGCCCCATGTACCCGCAGACTTAGTAGCAAAAGAGTTAACTCTTGCAAATGCCCATTGTTGTGGAGTTGTGCCGGGCCGATGTCCTGTCTTCCATGCAGCCATTCCTCTATCGTATACTTTCTTCAGAATGCTGTATGACATACCAGTTTTTTTAGCTTTCTTTGTAAGAGCTTCTATTGCTTCTGTGGTCAGTTCTTCACCAGCAGCAAAAGGGCCTCCAGTACCAAGTACTTCGTGTCCTTTTTTATTTTTCTTAGGAATCATACCATAGTCGGTTGCTTCATTCTTTGATAAAAATGCAGCGATTGCCATTTCTTTGCGTTTTTCTTTAGACTTACCTTTAAACTGTGGAGAATCAGACTTCTCGAAATCATCAATGTAATCACCCATGTCTGCGTCTTTACCAAGAACTTCATTTATTTTAGAAGTATCGGTTGCCATAAATGGGCCTCTTCTAATAGTTTTAAATGGAAGTTTAACTTCATTACCAAAGATTTCTTTTGGATGAATAATATTAAATGTAACTATTTCAGTAGAGTTGTTAATTTTTACCAACTCCATGTCTATTTCTTTATATACTTTACCTTTAAATTTAAGACCATGTGCAGTTACAAGTTTCTGAACCTTACCACGAGAATTGACTGCTTGTTTTGCTCTTACTTCATCTATAGAGGCCTCACCATACATTTTCTTAAAGTCTTTAGTGTGAGTAGATAGTTTAGTTTTAGCTGATGCATCGCCGGGCGCTGGCCCTGCTTTCTTTTTGTTGAAGTGTGCGGCACGTTTGTCTTTAGTAGACTTTGCCATATCACTATAATACTTTGCGGGTTGAGTACCTTTCTTATCTTTAATCTCTTTGTCTTGTTTTACTTCTCTTAATCTTGGTTCTCTACGATTCTTTGATGGGTCTTCCATTTTCAAATTAGAGGGGTCATTGTTTAGAGGATTATTGTCTTTATGTCCTACATCTTTACCCTCTACTGCTTTGTCACCCATAATTCTACGAGCTTTGTTTCTTGAAGAGCGTCTTGCAATCTGTTCTGGTGTTCCTTGATAATTTGCGTATTCTTTTTTATAGTCTCGTTCTACTATATCGTGTAACCAAGTCTTATGCACTTTACCATCTTCTGATACAAATGTTAAATAGTTTGTACCTTTGTTAATAACTTTACCTTCGTGACCATGAGATTCTACAATATCACCCACATTCCAAAGTTTGCCGGTAAGATACAAATCTCTGAGTGTTTCAAAGTCTGTCATCTCACCCATATCTCGTTCTTCACGAATGCCCATATTCTTACGAACATCGTTATAGAGTTTTAGTGAATCTTTAAAGGTAGACGGAACACCAGTTTTGAATGAATCGAAATCACCAGAAGATGCTGCAGCTCGCATCTTAGACGCAGACATACCCGAAACACCTTCTGCGTCTGGGTCGCGTTCACCAGCAGACACAACTTTGATATCATCAAAACTATAAAAACCATGTTTAGAATCTACACCATTATATTTATTGAGGAGAGTATTAAACTCTGTGACTCTATCAGAACCAACAACCATTACAATAGAACGATGTCTTTTTTTGTGCAACTCTACTGCGGCTTCAAGAGCAGTTCTTGATTTGCTTACTGTGATATTGCCTTTATATTTTGGAAACATTTTCCTCATATATGCAATTTTTAGTGCATGAGGTAATGGGTCTTTCTTAGCGTTTTGCGAATGTGATGGATACACATACATCGCAGAACCAGCGTTATTAGATTGTTGTTTTGCAAGTGCATCTATGAGTTTTTCGTGGCCCGTAGTCGGTGGATTGAATCTACCAAAGGTAAATACAGCTATATCCCCACGAACCTCTACAATATCTCTAAAATTTTTCATTTATCCCAGCTCTTAATTGCGCTAAAGTTGTTAAACGAGAACTCCATTCTGTCCACTAGTTTAACAGCACCACCACTGACTCTATCAATAGCAACATAACCCTCTGGGTTAGTTACTTTAAATCCATTTGCGGTCTTAATAAAGGTATTTGTTAATCCCTTTACACTATTTAGTTTATTTACAATCTGTGATTTTGCATCAACCAAATAGTTCTGAAATGTAATGATTTGTATCAAATTATTAGTATGTTTTCCTACTTCTCGTACATATTCTTTCTGTATTTTAGTATATTTATCTTTACCAGCAACACTCTTTGCTTTATCAATCTGTTTCTGGATTGACATCTCAACCCACTTTTCATATCCTTTTGCGTGTGCTTTGGGATTAGTAATCTTCTCTCCCGCACGAACCTTGCTGTTATTGTATGTCTTGAGTGATGCACCAGCGATTGCACCTGTCATACTTTCCTGTAGATTAAGAAACTTCTTTAGTTGTGTTGCGTTAATTCTTTTGAAAGTAGAACCAGTAGAAGACAATGCAGCAGTTACCGCAGCTGTTTCTTTTGAGTTCATTGTAGCACTACCTGATACATCTTTATAAGTTGCATCGTCCATCCAAACTGAAGACAGGTTTTTCAGTCCTCTAATGTCTGCACCAAATGATGCTTTCATATCTTGTAATGCTTTACCTGTGTATGTGGTATGCCAAACGATACCAACTTTTGCGTTGTTAATACTCTTACCAAGATCAGAATCAACAGGTGCAGCATAAACAATAGTATTAGGTTGGAAAGTATAGTAATTAACACCATCAATGGTATCTGTGTTCACATCATCGGTGAACATAAGGTCACCCTGCAATACATTTTTAATACCAAGCTTTGAAAACTCTGCTAATGCAACTTTAAATTTTTCGTTAAGTGTCCCTGATAGGTCATCGTCTATTTCTTTATTTGATTTGTATAGTTTAGGGTTGACATTAAATACTGATTTCTTCGCAACAAAAAACTTACCATCTTCTGGGTCGATACCAGCGAATATCGCAGGCGCACCATCCCACTTGACAGTCATGTTAATTGAAGACCGAGCATTACCAGCAAGCATATCTCTTAGTGAAAGTAGGAAGTTGATTGCAGCTCTACCACCATCAACTC